CATATACACAGGGTGATGTAGTACCAACTGCTGCTCCTACTGTAGGAGATGTTCCTAACTTCAGTAATGTAACTTCTTACACTGCTGGTGTTGCTGGAACATTAGCTGGTACAATTACTTCGGCAGGGGTAATCGGAGTGACAGCTGGAGGAGCTGGCACGACAGCTACTGGACAATTCGTGAGTGAGATCACTGTAATCGATTAAGGACTGTCATGAAGAAGATAATTCTAATGGCATTTCTATTGGGATCTCCAGCAATGGCGGTCCCGGTAGTACCAAACTTCTCTCAAGGAAGTATGTCTAGCCATACAGAAACTACACAAAAGATAACAGAAACAATTAATAGCATGGATTATAGCACCGGATATCAGTACTCTGCTACTGGTTCTGGTGTATCAGCATCTGGAAACCTCTCCCCAGGAACAGGTGCTTCTAATGTAACTATAGATGGAGTGACATCATCATGGACGGGAGTAACAAGCAAACCATCGTTTCAACAAACGGCACCGGGAGCAGCGTTTCAGTTCACAGAAACTTATTCTGGACCAGGGCTTCAAAATCATACAATTATTCAAAGAGAAACCGAGGTTACAAGCATAACCGATACCACAAGTATCTTCTCGCAGTAACTTTATTATTTGCTAATCCTTCTTATGCTGAAACTATTGGTGGTGTGTCTGCTACTGCTTCTCCTGTGGCTAATAGTTCAGGCTCCGTTACAAACCAAGCTGTACAAGTCCTTCAGGGACCATATATTACAAACACATACGGAAACGGGATTCAGTGTCAGGGTCCCACTCGCAACTTCTCCCCGTATGTAACTGGAACTACGTCTGCATCTAGACCGTGGGAACCATATTATGACGACCCAGTATACGATGTTACTGATACTATGGGAGCATTTGATGATGATGGAAATGATATTGCAGATGGACGTATTGATAATCCTGGAGACATTCTGTTCACCAAAAAAACTAGAACCGGACAGAAGAATAACTACAGTTTAGGTGTAGGGTTCTCTATGACATGGAGTACACCTACAGATAAAAAGTTACAAGATCTTTGTAAGGAAGCAGCAACTTCTAACATCGCAATGATGAAACAACTTACTGCCAATAAAAGATTAGATTTTGAGATCGCGAGACTTAAGAATTGTGGAACACTAATGCAGCAAGGAATTATATTCCGTCCTGGAAGTAAGTATGCAAATGTATGTGCTGATGTTGTGGTAATGAATAAGAATGCTATTAAAGAGCACGTACACTTAATTCCTAAACCTACTTCTTCTTCTTCTGACTCTTCGCCGCAACAGACCGAAGCTTTGCAATCGCTTCATTCCGAAGACGCTGCTCTCCTCGGCGCTCCGTTACAGACTCGACCTTTGGTTTCTTACCCCGAATAGCAGCAACCTTCTTCAGAACTTTCTTCACTGTAGGTTTGATTACCTTCAGAAGAATGTCAGCGAATGGTTTAGCAAGCAGTGCAGATGTAGTAGCAACTACAGCAATACCCCCAGTGGTGATAACAACACCAGTTGGGGGTAATCCATTTAATACTTGTGTAATGATAGGTACATCACCTATCTCTCGGATACATTGGTCTCCAACCAACTTGTATCCTAATACTTCTTTGCGTCCACTATCAAACAGGAACCCCACGGGTTCTGTATCTAACTGTTCTTGAGTAGGACATTGAATGTCTACTGTTGCTGCTGGTGTCTTTGGTGCTGGTGTATCTGTTTTTGTATCTGTAGGTGGATTAGTTTTTGATCCTTTGTACGCAGGTACAGGAGATTCATTTGTAAACTTCAGCTGACCTTTATCATAATCGATAGGATTAAATGATGGTGTACCTGCATCACAAAATACTTTGACACCTTTTGGATCTAATTCATTGATGTCAAAGTTATTATTTTCATTTTGTTCGTGTGCTTCTACACATCCAGGCATGTCCACGATAGGGACCCCAATCATATTAGTGACTGGGTAGATTGGAGGGACACTAGGAGTTCGTACCTCGGGAGCAGTCCATATATTAATTGGACCGATATCGAGTTGGCGAATATTAATTCCCTCTGTACTAATGTCTGGGATATCCATATTAGAATGGCAGTGCAGCACCTGTTGCTGATGGAAGTTCAGGAACTTCTGGCATAGCAGAGTTTATCATAGAAGGAAGTGCTTCTGTGATTGCTTCGGTGATAGCAGCAGTTGCTTTCTCCCTAGCACCTTCAATTAATGTATCCTTTTGAACGTAAAGATAAGCACCACCCCCGAGAACAGATAGAGAAACTAGACCTGACAATAATGCGACACCGTTAATAATCTTTTGCATCTTTCTTCTCCTTTAGAGGTTCTTGTTTTGAATCGTCTTTCTTTTTAGACGGCATGACACCGAACGTAGCCAAAGTTCCTGTGAACACGCTGGCTATAAAAGTCGGATCGATATTTTTTTGAGGAACACCAGGAACAGTTACATAATTAAGGGTCAGAATTGCTGCTGACCATCCAAGTATAACAACTCGGACGAGAGTTGATACACCCTCATCCGCCCACTCAAATTTGTTTTCCTTTTTGGCTCCCTCTTTTTCCTGTGGCATTGATTCCATAGTTTTTTCTTGACGGCGAAAAAGCATCGTCGAGTAAAGAGTTAGGCAAAACTATTTATTTGATATAACCTTCTTTCTCTAGGTATTCTCTAGTCAAGGGTGTTGGTTCATAAACTTCCCACATATTACCACCAGCACAAGCAGCAAGAGCATTCATTGTCATGTTCTCTGTTCTACCTGCCCACTGTGCTTCTGCTTCCCAAGGTACAGCAGAATCAGGATAGGTACGTTCTGCTAACACACGCCAGATCATAGGAACGTCATCCTCTGGCTTGATGATAGCAATCAGACTGTTGTCAATCGTTCCTGCCATACAATCCTGTGCTGCATGCCATCCTTCATGACGCATCACCATCATCAGGATGTTAGGTTTGCCCATGTGATCCTTATTGAGGAAGAAGTTATTGGAGATCGTGTGATAGACACCACGGTGACCTTTAGGGAAATACTTACTATCAGCAAGGAATACATTCACTCCAACTTGATTGAGTGAGTGCAACATATTATGAAACTCACCAGTGACACCAGTGAATTCTTCAGTGTTATCATACTCCGATGAGATGTCAAGCATGGAGTTTACTTTCACTACATCATCGGTGCATTCACCTAACAGCATACATCCCATAGAGTGCATGGTATTGTAGTCAGTTTCTTTAATCGGTTCTGCTTGTGCAGGAATAACCAAGGCAGCTGCAGCAAGTGTAGCAAATAATGTTTTGATCATGTAGTGATTGATTATTTGTCCTCATTGTACCAGAAATCTTCCCAGTCGTCAAGAGTAGCTTCATATATTCTTGGATTTTCAGTCTGTTCAGCATCTATATTCATTGACCGCATCCAAAACTTGATTCAAAAAATGATGAGCACCGTCATGCCATTGACCTGTCTTGTCTTTATGGGCGTCAGAATATAAATCTGTTTTCATTTGATAAACTTTATTCAGGATATCATTCTTGGTCAATTGTGATCGCGGCATAATGTAATCCTGTATTCTATTATTTATTAAAGAGTCCGATGAAGTATTCTGCATCAACAACCACTAAAGGTTTCTTCCTATTCTTTTTCATGACTACAATAGGTTCATAGTCACCACAGTTTGATGCTGCCTGTTCGTATGCATCCCAGACATTGAGTCGTTCAACGTTCTTACATTCTATCGAATGTGGGAACTTTTGTCTAGCAGCTCGTGCCATTATCAGGTCTTCCCCACCTGCACCCATAGACCGAGACTCAATGTCCTCTGGATGGACATCAAGCATCTCGATCAACATTTGTCTCACCCACTTCTGTAAGTTACGACCTTTTGCTTTAGCACTCTGTGTTTTCATCGGTCCCACGGATCAGGTATCTGTATCTGTACTTCATTGCTCCGAGTTTCCACGCTTGTGCCAGACTGCTCGGTCCTCTCGACAGGAGGTCTCTCTCCTCCTGATTGGGTAGGTTTGTTGCAAGCAGTTTCTCTCTCCACTCTAATGCCATGTAACCACCTGTATACAAAGTTCATTCTTCAATCTCTTCTGGGGCAGGAATATACTCACCCTTCAGAAGCTTCATCCAGTTGACGCTGTTGGGTGGAATGTCATTGGCCCAAAGGAATGCTTGGATGGTTTTGATAAACTCATCTTCGTTCTGCCTGTTCCACCAGTAAACTGGTTTCTGAATAGGGTTTCTCTTCTCCATTTGAGCAAGATAATTGCCAATAGCAGGATTGGATTGTTGTCTCATTGTCATAGTTTAAATCCCGAGAATGTTTTTTCACTAACGTCTTGTTTGATGCCACCAATGACATAGGACTCAACCTCTGTCTCTTGTGGTGCTACCTGCATAGACTTGGAGTTCAACCAGTGCTCTGTCCATGGTAGTGGATTGTTGTTAGCAGGAA